ACACCGAATCCAAGTTCCGGTGCTTTGGGGTTCTCTTTGGAGTTGTAAAAAATACCGGCTCCAAACTCTACCGCCAACAAAGTATAGAACGGTTCTCTATCTTCTGACGTTACCGTTTTTCCGGTTGCAATCAGAATCGCGTTCGATGTCATTAACTGTGGTGCTTTATCTACCCTTACCGTTATCGTGTTCCCGATTGGGGATTCCGATATGTGTTGTATTGCCACCGTCTGACCTATCTGTGCAAGCCTAGAAACAAGTAAATCGCATTTAGCCTGTAAACTATCGCGGTACTTTTCTAATTCCTTTATGGCGGCTTGTATGGACTTAGTGGATAGTGTCATTGAAATAGGTTTCTTTTTCATGCAATCACCTACTTAATATTCTTCCGAAGAAGAAACAAATCCGTTGTCAGTCCTTCATCAGCAACGCCTTTTACGATGTAATCTGCGGTTTCTGAATCCACAAGTCCATCATCAGTGCGTTTGACTTCCGAACGTTTCCACACCACATCACCGGCTTTCAGTGGCAAATATCCTTTATCCGTGACAAGCTGACAGTATGATGTACTATCATCAATTCCGAATTCTTTCACAAGGGCTTCTGACAACTTATTGCTGATATTGGCTTTGAATGTCGTAGGTTCTGAAAACCCTTCAACTTCCTCGCCTTTTGGAATCTTGTTGCCTTCGGAATCTAAATAAGGTACAAAGTTCCCATCGGAATCCTTGTACCCTTCATAGACAATATCTCCATTTTCGTCAGTTTGTGGGATGAATACCCTCTGACCGGATTGCGAATATTTCATTTCCTGCTTGTTAATGTCAAGCATTGGTGTTTTCCTCTGGGATTCCGGCAACGCTCGTCAGAAGCGATAACACTCCGGCAAGGACTGATGCAGAAAGAACATATTTCCAATCCACCGCACCCATAAATGCCGCCGTTCCAATTCCGGCAATCGCCGCTTGCGCAACAGTCTTGATTGCTCGGATGCCAGCTTTCTTAGTCCAATCCTTCCAATTCCTCATGGCTTTTATCTCCTTTCCCTATATGAATCTCTTCAATCTCATGTTTCATTTTTGTAACCATTCCATTTCCACCTAACGCATGGTACGCATCATACATCTCGCAGAAGTTCTGATAGGCATATGACGGTATTTCTCCGATTCTGGTGTACTTTGCATGGTATTCAATAAGCTGGACACGCAAAAGGAGCATTGTTCCTTTACTGTTCGCATCCCTGCTTTTCTTTTGTTGTTTAAGAAGCCAAACTATATATCCAAGCACTATCGGAAGCACTACAAGATAAGTTTGAATCAAAATACTTTTCATTTGAATCTCCTTTTGACGCACTGCCCACCACCGCTTAATGTGCGCCGCCTGCAACCATAATGGTCACGCTCAATCTTCTTTAATTACATTGCTTTTACAAACGGAAACACTCCAACAAAAAGGCTTTCACGGTCTTTCCATGTACGGCTCACACCGTTTTCGGAGAAACTTGCCATGTATGCTTCTCCTGCCTGTGACCGGTCGTACACTGCCAAATTGACCATAATGTTTTCATAGTTCTTAACATCACTGTCAATCTGGTCTTGCGTGTATGTGTCCGGATAGTTCCGTCTGCTGATAATCTCTTTTCTTGCCTGCTCTAAAAGCTGTTCAATCAAAGGGTTACACTCTTTTTCATCAAACACAACTTTATCGGACTTCTCTCCGGTCGCTTCGTCCTCTACCTCTTCTATATGAAATTGTTTTAAACGAATCTTTACCTGTTCGACAAGCGTGTATGACATAAGCGATCTCCTCCTACAACTTTACACCTTCCATAACTGCTCTTGCTTCAAGGACTGCAATATAGTCAGTCATTGCCTTAATCTGCATATTGTAAGTGCTTCTAGGACATGTAGGTTCAAAATCAAGTTTTCCAGAATCCCACTTTTCAAGCATAGCCTTTAATTTCTGATAGCGAATAACAACCTGCTGATATTCCGCTCTAAAACGTTCCTTATAATCGGAACTATTCATCATTTCAACTGTATCTTTTAATTCCATGAAACTAACCTCCTACAGATTAAATTTTGCAATCAGAATTTCTTTCAGTTCCGCGCCACTTGTCGCTTGTGCGTTTTCAATTCCCTGCTCCGCGGCAAGTTTTTGCAAGTCTGCGGTACTCATTCTGTTGATTTCGGTCTTTGTATATCCAACGGAAGATACCGGAGAATTACTCTCCGGCACCTCTTCTCCTGCGTTATACCATTTGCCATTATGAATCACTATATATGGATATTTCATAGTTGCACCCCCTACTCTTCGCTATGAACCTCGTATACAAATGTGCTATCCATATTCTCGTATGATGGAAGAACAACCTCGGATGCAAATGTTGACATTTTCATAGGTGGCCCATACTCTGTCTTTGTAGCGACTGTAATACCTACACCATATGTTGTTACATCAACATCAGCTACCTGTCTTGCAGTTCTTTCTTCCGGTGTAGTGCCAAACCAAGTGCTGCCAAGGCTGCCTTCTGGAAGAAGTGTAACCTTGTTATCCGGGTAGAAGTACTGTTCTTTCCCATCATCATCAATGTACATCTTATCGTAAAGTACGGTAGTGAGCTTTGTTCTCTTCTGCACTACTGAAATAACAGTATCATCGTCAACCTCAATAGTTGCTGTAAGGTTCTGTGCAAGAATTGAGTTTCTTATCTGTGCATTGTCAAGCAGATATTGGAATGTATTGCTGTTCATAAGTGCATATCTAGCAATCTTGCCTTGCTTCTGTAACTTCTTTCTTGCATTGTTAAGGTCTGTAAGTGGCTTTGAATTAGTTGTATCGCTCCACATACTTGTTCCGGATAACTTTGCGTAATGGTCTTTTGCGTATGAGCCATCCTTATCGTAATCATAAGCATACTGAACGCCATCACTTACAATAGCAATTACCGGATGACCTGCATTTGTAGAAAGAAGCGACATTCTCATACGCTCCGGTACAACTTCTGCGCCGCTTACAAGGTTGTTAGTATCGTCATATACGCTTGATAAAGCACTTGCAAGATAAGGGTCGTCTTCTGATTGAATACGCTCGATTTCAAGCATTTCCTCTTCACCAACTGTCATTCCCTCACGGAAAAATGCCATCTGCGTTTTTTCCTTACTTAATCCACCTCTAGCTCTAAGAGTTGGGATTGTGTCAAAGTTGGATGGTGCAAGTGAAACCGGTAAACCCTTGTGTGTCTTAATCCAACTTAAATCAAGTCCCTGCTTCTTTCTTTCTGGAAACCACTGTAAGCCAAGATAAGGTATCTGATTACTAGCGTTTTCTGTTGCCGATAATGCAATAGACTTACTGTCTAATACTTCATTAATTAACATCTATTTACCTCCTGTTACTATTCAAATACAATCATTGGAAGAGCTGTCTTAACTGTTGCGTCATATGTAACGCCGGAATGCGCTTCCGCTACTTTTGTATTAAGATATGCCTTTTTAAGTGCTACTCCCTGTGGTCTGTCTTCTGTTACATCAAATCTTAAGATTCCGATTGCTGTTGCTGTATTATCAGCCACACCTGACTTGTTTACTGGTGTACCGGCCTTTACAATCTTCTTTCCATTCGCATCCTTTTCTGTTACCGCTGAAAAATCAAGTGTTAATGGGATTGCTTCATTAGGCTCTCTCTTTAAAATCTGAACATCTCCTACGTATAAAGTCTTTTCATACTGCATATTCATTTCCTTTGCCATTTCTTACCTCCTGTTATTGTTGAATGTAATGTGATAAAACGTCATTGTTTTTAGGTGCATTAGATATAAGGCTTTCTGCTATCTTTTCAGCATTTGTCTTATTGTCCGCACCATCTTTATTTCCGCCAGCCGTGCCACCGCCCGGATTCGTACTGCCATTTGCAATCTCCTGTTCCTTGGCTTGCGCTGCCGCGGTCTCTTTTTCAGAGATAATCTTTCCAAGAACGTCATAATCAAAACTGCCATCGTCTTTTACAATCTGCGCTGCCTGTTCTGCGGTAACATTAAATTTAGATGCGGCATTGGCTCTCTGCGTGGATATTGCCTGCGCTTTTTCAAGTTCCGCGATTCTCGCATTGGCTTTTTCGAGGTTCTTATTTGCCTGCTCGACTTCCGTGAGCTTTCCCTGTTCGATATCATCAAGCTGTTTCTGCAACTCTTCGGCTTTGTCAGCCTTTGTCTTGTACTCGTCAACCCTTGCTTTGGCTTTCTGTACGGAACTTCCGTAATCTGCCATGATCTTGTCCGCGTTTTCCTCGCTTAATCCCATAGCAATCAGATCTTCTCTCTTCATTCATTACCTCCGATATGTCATACGAATTTTTATACGGTGCAACGACACCGAACGACATTGTTGATTTTTACGCTCACAACTTTGCGAATTTTTATAAAATAAAAACAGCCGCCGATTACTCGGTGACTGTCTTATCTTTGTTTGTCTGGCTCTGTGTGCCATCTGTATTCATTTTATTTATCAATTCTTGTGCTTTCTGTTCTTGCGCTTCCACATCATCAATGGTTTTCCATAGATTATCTAAGTATGGCTTTGACAACAGGAATGTCTTTTCTGCATCTCCCCAAAGTCCGACAGATTTAATTGCCACAAGCGGATGAATACCAGCTTGTAAGAGTTGATATAGTGTCTGTGACTTGGTGTACATATTATCTTGTGGGCTATGGTTAATCTGCACATCAAAGTCGCGCAAACTCAATCCCAAATCGTGATCTTGTATACGAATCACGTTCAGAACAACTTTTGCAAGTCTTTTTTCAGCCGACTTTACAATTGGGTCTTTCAGTTTGGCTCTCGACTTTGAGAAGTCCCATCCGTTTCTAAGTTCAACCGCTCCCTGTGTATCTCCACCAGAATTATTGTTGTTCTTATTTGGTATGGCAAGAATGGACTGTGCATTATCCCACAAATCATCCTTTGCAACCTGGCACTCTGTCTGGTTCAACTCCTGCGTCATAATGTCAACATCTGATTTATTCTGCTCATTGTTGGATTTTACCGTCAGCGCATGGGAAATCTTCATTTTTTCAAAGGTTTCCGGGTCAATGTCGCAATTTACAAACTTTATCCAAAACTGAACAAACTGCTCAACGCCATCCATTCGGTTTGACTGCATTGTATTGATTGCATCTAATAGTCCGATCACAAGCTCAATATCAGAAATGCGCTCATGGTTGTTTGGAAACTCAACAATAGGGATTCCACCAAAGCCATGCAACTTCCAATCTCGAACCTCTCCGTTTACAATCTTGCATTCGTAAGAGTCTGTATAACAGAGTTTATACATCTGTCCATTGGCATCTTTAAGCTCTTGGATTGCTAAAAGTGGTTCTTCTGTGGATTGGTTATAAATAACAAATGTATTCATTGGTGTTGGTGCAACAATTCTAAATGGTATATCTCCATTTTTTGTAATCTGCACTGCCTTAAATGACGTTCCGGTTGCTGATTGCCACTCTCCTGCCTTAATGTCCTTTTCCTGCTTATTAGCATCAGTCAGATAATCATTAAATTCATCAACCGCATTGTTTATTCGGTCATCATCTTTCCTGCTGATAAGCTGAATTGGCTCACCGTAAGTCTGACCAACCTTGAATTGAACAATCTCATAGGCATGGTTTTCAGAAACCTTATTGGTTATATCCGCATTCTGTACCTTTGTTCGGTACAATACAGGCTGATCACCCTTGTAGTAGTTCCACAGATAACGAATGACCATCTTGTTGAAATAAAATGCACCAATGCAGTTTCCGACAACATTTACGATATTGTCTGCCGTAATCTGTTCTACGTTAGCATATGCAATTTTTCTTCCATATCTGCCTTTTACAAGGTCATGAAAATACTGTGTATTCATATAAATAAAACTCCACTACTGCAAGCGCGTTTTGGTATTGGCTTTGTTTCAATCTTGCCTGTTGCCACGCGATAAATCACAATATGATTGCATTTTTTACATTTACACGGATGGTCTATCGTAGATCTCCCATCATAATGTCCGGCAATTCTTCCACAATCCGGACAATATATAGTTACTTTTTCCATAGAAGTCTCTTTCTTGTAAATAAAAAACACCGCCATTTCTGACAGTGCCTTTACGGGTTATATACTTTTGGGGGTTGTAGGAATTTGTTTTTCTACTCTTTTAGTATACCATGCAAGTTTTTGGAAATGTTGTGAAAGAGTGTGAACTATTGTGCACTTTTATGCACTCTTTCCAAGATAAATCCCGCCGAATTTCTTCTCAAACTCCCGAATAGCCTTCTTTCGGAGGTTCATGATATTTCTGTAGGAATATCCCATTTCTACAGAAATTAAATTCCAGTCCTTATTATCAACATAGTGCGCATACAGGACAATATACACATCTGTATTTTCCATACTGTCAATCTGCCCGATAATAACCCGGCGTTTGTCCACAAATTCGCACACAAGTTCTTTTATCTCGTTCTGCAGGTCTGCAATTTTAGCAACAGCACTTCCCATTTTGTCCGGATCGCCGGAAGACTGCACATCAACCTCTTTGGGAGATACGGAAATGGAAGTTGCCATATTGGAAAGTTTTTGAATTTCAGACATTTTGTTTTTAATAACATGATCACATCTATTTATTTGTGCAAGATATTTGTCCGTTGTCATATCCTAATACCTCCTAAATGGGTTTACTGCCGCTTCTACCTTTGCGGTATTGTTTGGGTTCTCTATAAACATTTCAAGCTGGGTTAAACCGTCTGCGGCATCGTCGTGTTCATTACCGCCAATACTTACAAACATAGAAAGTTCATCCATCGCCGCTTGATATTCGTCATTTCTATAATATCTTGTTACTCCAAGATCTGAATCTTTCTTCATTTGTTCCTGCGTCGGTCTGTGCGTATCAAGAAATATGAATTTTCTCTTAACATCACCGGAATATGCTATGATCTTCGATAACTTTTCAACCTTATTTGGTGCTTTTCTACTTGTACATGAGCATTTATAGTCCTGTTCCTGCAGCTTTTCGTCTACATATTGGCAATACAGATCTCCACCTGTATTTCCCTCAAATCTTGTCTGCCTAATCTCATTCCCGATAATTCGTCCAACAACAAGAGGAATCGTTACCTCTTTTGGGCCTTTGTTGAATACCCAATCGTAAATATAAACATCTCCGTTTTCATATTCTGCCCCAATCGGCATTGACAAGCTATCGCCGCCGCCCCAGGCAACATCCACAACTCCGATGCGCCGGAAATCTCCGTCCGGTAGAATTCCGTTAAATAGTCTCAAATCAGTATAAAGCAATCCCTCGCGGACATATGGTTGCTGCATAAACTTAGCCATCCATTCGGCATTATCAAGCTTATCTCGCATATCCCGATAGTATTCCGTGGAAAATCCGTTGATTTCATACGCGAAATTGCTTTCGTCATTTTCATTAAGTGCCGGAATCTTACGGAATCGGTATTGTGGATCATGTTCATATTGCTTTCTCATGCGCTCCAATGGATCTAAAACATTCCAAAGAGTACCAACCATCAATTCTCTTGCACCGTCATTTTTACGGTCAACCATCTTGTTTAGGTACTCTTGGTATGTGTTTTCCATTCGAGTAGGGCTTAATGAATGCTCTCGATCACGAACCAAGTCATCGACATATAAATATCCGTCTTTTGAAACATCGACCGCTCCTGTCCATGTTCCGTCAATACCGCGGCACGTTACGGTTGCGAATCTGTCCGGATCTCCAAGCGTGATCGTAAATTCGTCCGCGCTCTTGTCTGTCGGAAGTGTTGCGTTTGCATATTCCGGATGCCAATAAGCAAAAAGTTCCGCAAATGTATATTCTTCCGTGGTAAAAAGATTCATCAGTTCTTTGTAAAATCCTTTTGCCAAAATACCAGAGTGACCACCCATAGCACTATGGCTGTTTGGTCTGCGCAAAGCTGCCCACGCAAGGAAGAAAATACAGATAGTAGACTTGCCAACACGCGATGGCATTGACAATCCGTAAAATTTAATCTTCCGGTTTTCCAAATCTTCAAGATCGTTGGCGACTATATTCAGTGTCTTGCGGCGTGGATAATAAAACCGTTTACTCCAATTTCTTTTGCGCTCCATAAAGTAGATGAAACTCTCGAAACGATAAAAGCTCTCTAATCGCAAGACTTCATAGAACTGATCCACAAGTTTGTATCCGCCTTTAATGTCGTGATTCTGCGCATATCGTTCAAGTTCCCATATGCTACCTCCCGCATTTTTCTGCGTAAATTCGTTGATTAAAACCTTTGTTCTTTCGGTTATAGTCAATCCGTAGTCAACGTCTTTTTCCGTCCGAATTGCCACATTGCACGCTTTCAAAAAGGCATCTATTACCTGTTCATCAACGCCTTTTCTCTGTATGTAATTTTCATATCCATTTGCTGCATTGATTAACTGCTTTGAAGCCAAATAAAAAGCACCTCCGCAAAAGCAGAAGTGCCTTGACCTCTGCCTATAATTTTTCTAGGTTAGCGACTAACTCCATTTGTTAGCCGGTGATTGTTTTTATTCGTTTGCTTTGAAATTATAAATCGGTTTTATAATGTCAACTATTTCAACAGTGTCTTTTATATTTCCAATTATTTCATCCATTGTTTTATATGCCATAGGGCTTTCATCAATCGTAGATGTATTTACAGATGTTGTAAATATTCCATCCATTGCTTTTTGATACTCTTCTAGCAAAATGCTTTCTTTTGCCTTTGATCTGCTCATTGTTCGCCCGGCTCCATGCGGTGCTGAATAATTCCAATCTTCATTTCCCTTGCCAATTCCCAAAATGCAACCGTCACGCATGTTTATCGGTATCAGTACCCTTTCCCCCATTTTTGCAGAAATAGCACCTTTACGAACAATATTTGTATCGTGTTCAATGTAGTTGTGAATTGTTTGAAATTGTTCCGTTTCTTTTGTAACTTTCCAATCCATACGGTAACAAATAATTCTCTGAATGGTTCTTCTGTTGATTTCCGCAAACTCTTGGCATAATTTCATATCGTGCAAATACATTTCTCTATGTTTTCCAACAAGATATGATAACTCTCTAGGAATTTTAGTCGTATTTGTTTTGTAGGACTGCTTTAATTCTTTGATAGCCTTGCTGATTTCTCTTTCTCTTTTACATTTTTTGTATTCAGCAATCAATTCCTCGCTATCTTGTTTAAAGTTTGATTTTCCCGAAATATCGTCAATCGCAATTTGCTGATATATTTCTGCAACTTGCTTTCCGACATTTCTACTTCCTGAATGAATAACAAGATATTTATTATTCTTGCTATCGTTATCAACTTCGATAAAATGATTGCCGCCTCCCAACGTGCCGCAACTTCTTTTCAGCCAATCTATATTTTTTAACTGTTCCTTGCAATGCAATTTTTCAATAATATCACTTGCGACAGATGAGTTTTCTTCTTCATGAACTTTTCTACCACTTGGAACATATTCTCTAATGATCTTATCTAATTTCTCAAAATCAATATCAATATTCCCCAAGTTTGTGGTAATCATCCCACAGCCTATGTCAACTCCAACAATGTTCGGTATTACTTTTTCTCCTAAATCAGCAGTAAACCCGATAACACACCCTGCTCCTGCATGAACATCTGGCATAATTCTTATCTTGCAATCCGAAAATGCTGGCTGTTTTACAAGCGTATATATCTGATTTAATGCTTCATGTTCTATATTTTCTGTAAATATTTTCAAATCAGCCATGATATATTCCTTTCTGCCTTCTTTTATATTTTATCAACCTTTATTTTCATTGGTAGCGACTACAATCAATCTGTAGCCGGTAATATGCGTAGTCAGTAGTAAAAGCTATTCTTAGCACACCAATATTGTACGCACCTCTTAGTGTTTTGGAAATTATTTAAAGATTATTTTCTTGGTCTGAATTGTTTGATTATAATTTTTGAACATGTTTTCTTCATTTCCAATGCACCTTGAACCCTTTCTTTTTATACTCCTCTACGGCTTTTTTAAGGCTCATATCGTCCTCATACTTTTCATTCAGCATTAATCACCACGTTACCTTTTTCAATGCCGTATATGTTGCAATTTGCAAGTTTCTTAGCCGTTCCAAGGATAGCTTTTGTCTGCTTGCGGCTCATTTCATAGATTTGGGTTCCCATATTAACTGTCATTTCTCATAAACTCCTCAAAATCTTCCATACATTTATAGCACAAGTCGTATGTGGTATTTAAAGTGCCATTCCTTGTAATGGAATTTCCGCACAGTATTCCTTTTTTAATTTCCGCACCACAACGATCACAAGTACACCATTCTTTTTGATGTTTCATATAAATCCCTCACTTATCACATTCGATTCCCGGAATGAATGTTCTTTTACCCATACAAGCATCTTCAAAAGTCGTAGTTTCTATTGAACATCCGCAACTAACCGGGTCTAATGGACAATTTTCATGATTAATACATGTGCATAAAATTTCTTTTTCCTGCTTCATCATTCCACCAGCTTTCAAACCAATCCGTACATATATAGAATATCAAGTGGCGTTATTCTATCTCGCTTAAAAGAATTTCTGACAATATAATTTGCCAACTCCCCATCTTTCCATCCGTCCGTACTTGTCATAGAATCATAAATCCGCTTATATTCTCCAGTCAGCTTGTCAAATTCAAACCATCCCAAATCAAGCGTTGTTCCGTAATCATAAAATCCCCTGTCAGACCACTTTCTGACATAATACATTAACTGCTTATATGAGAATCCAAGCCTTTCAAAAATATTCCCAATAGCTCTTATGCTCAATTCTCGATTGCTTGAAGGCAATTTTCTTTTCTGCTCATTCACGCAAGCTCTAAAAAATATTTTTTCTAATGGTTTCATTATTACACCAGCTTTCTACCACAGATAGGGCAAAAATTAATTTTTACGGCTCCTGCAACCTCTTTTCCATCGCTATTGTCGAAAATCATGTTATTTTCAGCTCCAAAAAGAACTAAATTTCCTTTACCATCAATGATTTTCTTTTTGTTACGACAAAAATCACACATTCTTCCGCCCCTCCCCTTTATTAAATACCACGTTTTCAAATATTGCCGTTTCCACCTTATCCGGCTGACTTTCTGGAACGTTCCTTGCCGGAATCTGCGTAAATAAGTATTTGCAATAAGGGCACATATTAACTTCGGAGCCAAGTATTAGCATTCCGCAGCACAAGCAACTTGTCATAATTCACACCTCAATCATAGCAAAAATCGGAATCCTCGTGAGATTCCGTGTCTTTCGTTTGATATAAATATTCCAAAATGTTTTTTATCATCGAATAGCGGCACGGGGAATCGAACCCTGTCAGACCAAACCATGCCAACCGCTTTCAAATCTGCAATTTCTAATCACGGAAGGGGTTTCTGTTACCAATGATGCCGCTATCATCCATAAGTCTCCATTGACCGGAACTATTGCAGTAGCACCCGACTAAGTGGAGATAAGGAATTGATATGGCGAGGATTCGAACCTCGCAGAAAAGATTTACTTTCTCATAATGTCCCTGAGAAATACTTTCTCTGTATTGCATTTTGCAATAGACATTTCATAGCGTTTACCCATTCCGCCACACATCAACGCCCTATTTCGGGCAAGCGCAGTGTGTAGGACTCGAACCTACAAGGCGAACAAACGCCCGACCGGATAGCAAACGGCTCCAATTCCATTATGGGAACACTGCAAAATTGACAAGATGCACTCGTTCAAAGGCTACCAAACGCATAGGGATATTTTCGAGCGTCCTGTCTGAACTGCTTTTGTTGTACTTCCTACTCGCAGCCTGTTTGTTGTGCGTTTCTTTTATAACCACTCGCATACTCCTGTTAAAGAATACGCAAGACCTCTCGTTGGGATTGCAGGAATCGAACCTGCGACAACCCGGATATAAGCCGTGTCTTCTGCCACTGAATTAAATCCCAATATAGTGATCGGTACGAGATTCGAACTCGTGTTACCACCGTGAAAGGGTGGTGTCTTACCGCTCGACTAACCGATCATAACCGCCACGAGACGGTTAGCAATATGTTTTACGTGCTATGCGTTACACGATCATGCGCCGTGGGATAGACGCATGATAGAATACCACCGGACGGTCTCGCACCGTCCTTAACAGAATCGTCCTAGTGGCGAAAGGAGGAACCCAAATGCTTGAATCACTCAACCAAGGGTTCAAGTACATATGAAAAACATACGTGGCTACATGGAACGTCAGCATGTAACCAGTTAGGCTACCGGGATTCGAACCCGGAATGCAGGAATCAAAATCCTGTGCCTTACCGTTTGGCGATAGCCCATCATTTCCAAATGACCATAATATTCATTGCAAAAATCGCGTATGAAAGCAAATACCCCATTGCGTTTGAATTGTCTGTCTGCTTTACCTGTCCTCCCATAAGTCCAAGTATTACAAGGGCATCTATCGCCGTAGCGATTATATTTAAAATCATATCAATATCCCCCCATCCTCAAAGCTGTGTTCCTGTTTGAATCGTTCCATTTCATTTACGCTCATGCCAAAAAGCCCAGCAGATTCATCAGAATTCGTATGTTTGAAGTATTCGCCCTGTTGTGGAAACATAAACCGGAACATGGCATAGTTTGCAACATCACACAGATATTCAAGATTCCCGGTCTCTTCAAACTTGGCAAGGCACATTTTCAAACTTTCGATTGCATTAACATTTCCGGTGGAAAAGTTCATTCTTGCCGGTCCGTATTTGTAATACGACTGTTCAATCAATCCTTTGCGTTTTTCATCAAAGGTTTCGGAATACTCGGTTTTCATCAATGTTTCATTCATTGTTTGAATCCTCATTGTAAAGTCTCAATGTACCGTCTGCATTATACATTGGAGTAACTCCGCCCCTGTATGCCCTACAATACATAACCTTTGTGTCCTTATCGTAAAAAATCTCATACTCTGTGTCTTCGCCTATTGTTTCAAGAATGTGTTCTTCAGCACTATTACGGCAGTTATTTGAACTGCATCCAACAACACCTAACGCGATTGGCATACAAAGGATAATTGCTAATACTCTTTTCTTCATTTCAGTTTTCCCCGTTTCTGTTCCCAGAAATCGCATGAATGGCTGTATTCTACGAAATCAGCGGCATAATCGCTTTCTTCGTTTGAACAAACATAACCGTTTGTCTTGACGCATAAGCCATATTTACAGGTGCCACAACATTCTTTACACTCTACCATTAAACATCACCTTCCGCTCTGTGGTTTGCTCTTTCAATGTCAAACCCTTCCGGATAACGTGCCTTAAGCTTGTCTACATTCATCTGCATGATCTCATCAAGGCTCCAGCCGAAGGATTCACAAAGCATTGCAAGATACCAACAAATATCGCCAGCTTCTTTCTTTGCGTGGTCAATATCAAGCTGTTTCTCATGGAAAATCCACTTTTTAATCATGTCGTTGAACTCTCCAACCTCGCCGGATAACCCCAAACAAGAATTGAAGATGCCGCCAAGGTCATAATCTTGCAACGCAGATGCGATATTGTTCTTTTTGCAAAATTTAAGCAAATCAAGTTTATCCGAAATTCTTTCTGTCGCCTTGCGATCATTTGTCCGCATGGCTAATGACTGATACTCATTTCCGGTCATATATCATTCTCCTGTCCGAAACACTCTTTTTGTTTTTAAAAATTTTTTGGAAATTTAGTTGCGATTCGCAACGTGAAAGTGAATTGTTATAAATTTATTATAGCCTATTTACGGTGAAAGTCAATGGGTGTTGTAAGTGGCTTTTTATTTTTTGAGGTATTTAAGGGACTTAGTAGCCGCCCGGTGGTCTTTCTGTCAGACCTCCTCCCCATCCTTTTCTTGCAAACATGGGAATCTAAAATATTTTCCATTTCGTTTTGTTGTCATTGTGTGAAAATCAAATTGTTTTAATACAATTCATGTCATACCCTTGCAACTATTCGCAAAACCTAACTTTTCCGAATAGTTCACGAATAGTTAAAACGCTACAACCCTTGATATTACTGCATTTGTGAATTGTAGAATAATCGCACACAATTCAAACCGTATTATTTACCGCTGCATCCGTAAATTGTGTATCAATTGCGTGCAATTCTTGACTCTTTTTCTCGTCCAATCTTGGCAGCTCCTGCGCTGTGATTGCCTTGCGTTGCGTGGCATTATCGCCAATGCCGGGCTGATTCATGCCGAATTCATTATTTCCCACGAACATGGTGCCTACGGGGCTATTGGAATCATATGCACGATCTAGGATACAATCCTTACGGGATCGCTGCAATTTTTGCCACATCTTGAAAGTCAGCGAACTTGGTTCATCGCTAGCCCATATATCCATTGTGTTTGTCGGTATATTACAAAAATAACTAAATGCCACTGTACTTACCAACTTGCTGTATACATTGGATATATATATATAATAATCACAAAGCTTATATAATACCTCTCTATCGTATCTATTGCAGTTAGTCGGTATGGTTGCATTACCAAGAGGTTTTAGACTCTTGTCTTTTAGTACCGATGTATCCGGGAATAAATGCATACCAACATACTGCATAACAGCTTTCCATTGTCTCTGTCCAGCTTTTAACAAATCTTCGATGTGAAATTCTATACAAGCGTTGTCTATTAAATCCTGTACAGTTGACGTGTATATCTGTACTGTACCTAGATCCACTATAAGGGTTGTAAGATCTACATTCTCTACACTCTCTACATCCTGCATATATTTCACACCTCCAATCTGTTAATCTCTCTGCTTTTGGTATACACTATTTCCAGGTTTGAAGTCAAGCCTTATTTTTTTACGGTGGTATTATATACTTACACCGCGCGCGTATGCGGATATACACTTACTCTACAACCTATAGGCTTTAAATACAGTGTATTATTATTAATCAAAAAAGATTAAGAAAAAGAGAGAGAAAGAAAAACATAGTTCTGAAAAAGCGACGTCAGACGATTGTGTCGCCTTATGTCAGACGATTGTCAGACGATTTTTTGTAAAAACTGATACTATTCTATCATTTTTGGACTTGTCAAAGACCTAATGAACCTAGCCTTGTTTATAAAAATTTAAGAAAAGTTTTACGGTTTGTTTACGGTTTTTCGGAGATTTTGTAAGATATGCCCGGATGCGTTGTTGATTTTGGACATGGCAAAAAGAAAAGGCAGCCAGAAAAGTTGCCCTTTGTTAAATATTTACTTACATTTTGCCCGATCTTATGATAGACTATAGATATGTCACACGGCATGGATGCTTGCCGATGTGGTGCCGCCAGCGATCCCGGCGACCACGGATTGAAACAATAGTCTTTTTAGTAAAAGCAAAACATTTAATTTATGTTTTGTGTCGCGTGCAGTGGATGCTCTGCGCGTGGTATCTGGAGCAATTCCCCAGATACAAGGATTGAAATAATTATATTCTCAGTGACAGAAAAAGAGTGGGGCAGATTTTTAGTCTTTCCCACTCTCTTTCTGTGCCATTAAGCACTGGATAAATAATAATCCTGTTTCTATTCCCACCTTTTACAAGGTGCTTTATTATACTACAATGCATTTTCTTACTTGTCAATAGCATTTCCTATCCAAAACGCTTCTATTGGAATGTTATTTTTAAACAGAACTATATAATTTTGTTCTAATTTATTTGAATCTAGGCTATAATTTCCGTCTGCTTTCCAAGAATAACCGGTTTCTTCTTTGCTGCTTGTTTGCAAAGAGTTGTCTAACATATTCTCTACGAAAGATTTAATTTCTTCTTCTGTGCCATTTTTAACCCATTCTTCAGAAAATTCAAGATACTCACTTTCTTCCTCTATCTTGTAATATTCTATATTTCCATTTTCGTCATAACTTTCGTTATCTAAATATATTCTATTGCAAAATATCCCTTTCATGGTATTTTCTCTCTCTTTCTTATTGCTTCTGTACCAGCTCGTAAACCAAGGCGTCAATACGTTTTTCCATTTCGTCAAACTCGCAAGTCTCATTTTCCTGAAACGCTGGCATTAGTACATAACTTTCAAACGCTTTTGTTATGTCGTTCCACTTTCCTCCGGTCGCAAAAGACAAATCCCCATTTTTCAATATTGCCAAGCTATCAACATTCATCTGCGATTCAACCAATTTTCTAACATATACGGAAATCGGCTCACCGCTTGGCAACTTATAATTATCTCCTGTAAATTGCCATTGGCTTCTAATTTTTATAATCTTTTTGAAATCATTTCTTTTCATGTTTCCTCCCATATGCTCTTGTTGACTCCACAAGTCAACTGTGCTATTATACTTTTGCGGCGCACTTAAACCGTAACATGAGATGTTTTGAAATACTCACTTTATGAGGTATTTCGCGCCGCAGGGGGAATTTTATTCCCCCCTATTTCTTGCAAATTTCTTGTATTCTTCAAAATCTTTCATAATCGCGTTTACAATCATATCTATAACATCGCTTTTGTCGTAATAATTTCCTGACTTGTCGCTGTATCTATTTTTATCAAATGTTTCAGCTCCAATGATATATTCATATTCACCGCCAGAATAATCATATGGAATCAGCCTCAGATCCACTCCAAGGTATTCATGCTTTTTTTCTTTTACATTGTATTCAGTCCAATTCATGAGTACAATATAATGCGATCCCCATATTTTATGATTATCTACGCCTCTCATAAAGCTATTTGCTTTCTTTTCAATTTCTTCTCTATTTAAATTTTTGCTGATTTCCATGATTATTCATCCTTTCTTCATCTATTTATTGTTCACCAAAATTCTCCCCTGCTCCGTAGCACTCATAAAAGCTATCTACGAGTTTCCCAAGCTGTTCTGGTGCCAACTCTTCTTTCAAATCTTCCGGAATCCACTTATACGATTCCCGGAATGTATCGCTATTCCGTCCGATCTTGGATGATCTCTTTACCATTTCGAGCTTGTACATATCGCCAAGCTCTTCCAGTGTAATATCTCCACTCTTTACTGCTTCTCTTCCCTCTCTGGTTAAGACGCTCATTACTTTCTCTTTGCTTATTGTTCCGATTCCTGCAATTTTCATGTTCCGTTCTCCTTTCGGCTCTGTGCTGTTTTCTTGATCTGACTATACTATAGCACACATATATCACTTTTACAAGTGATATTTTATTTTTTTTGCAATTTCTTTTTCAGTTCCAAATCTTCCGGACTCTCTACATATATAAAGATGTCTTTCGGCTGCATATCCAAAAGCAGACAAAGATTATTAATGCTCTTTGCATTTATATTTGTGTCCTCACGTTTTATTTTTTTGAGCGTTTCTTGACTTAACAATCCGCTTGTTTTAGCCATGTAGGAGTTAAAGCCGATGCGCTCCAACGCGTCCCCTACATCAAATCTGTATTTTAGCATTGCGTACCTTCCTTTCTATATAGATTTTCTTAAATCAATCATACTTTTCCTATCTGGAAAAGTCAAGAAAAATATTTCTAAAAAAAGTGATATTTACTATTGACTGTCACTAAATTTAGTGATATGATACAAGCATCAAATGAAGCACAGAAAACAAAAAAGGCGGTCACTCCTACCAAGAACGAACCGCCACCAATCAAAAAAGAAAGGTAGCTATATTATAGCACAGGTAAAAAGAAATGAGAAGAACAAACAGCAAAGAAACAATGGAAGCAATTAAAAACGCAATCATGGAGAGTTACGAAGCAGCAGAGGAATATTACACATATGACAACAAGGAAGCAAAGACAGACTACAACGACATATGCAAAGACATTTTAACGGCTTTTGAGAACGAGAAAATTAAATATGATTGTCAGTATAGAGCCGGAAGAATTAGTAAATATTCTTTGTTTTGCGACTGGATGGCAGGACTTCCTACAGCTTTCCCTATTTCTGATGATATTTTTCTTGGCTCTGCCGTTGATTGGCTTGCTGATATTTTAGACGAGACAGAAGAGGAAAAAGGCAGATATACAGAGGATAAGGCAGAAGCGACAGCATGTAATCTGCTTTACAGAGAGCTTACAAAACACGCTGCAAAAGCAAAATAATTAATTAGCAAGGTTGGCGCTTCCGGGGTTCGATTCCCCGGCTTGCTTTTACCGGGAAACTGGAAAAATTTGAATATGGAGGACTTGAAAATGGGAAAAACAAATATTGATATGTGGTATGGTGACAAGCCGGAACAGGTGACAGGATTAGACATATATTTTAATGATTTAGGCGGGTTTTATTCCGGAAATCTTCGCATTTTCGGGAAAAATTGTTGGTGATTATTACGCCGACAGCGTACAAGACATAGAAAAAGCCTTTCCGCACCTTGCGAAAAATATTGAAAACTGTTTGAATTAGCCGCCGCAGAGGATGCCCGCCGGATCACTACCGGCGGCGGTTTTATGAAATTGAAAAGGAGAAATAAAAAACGAATGAAAATAACTATGTTTTGCACGCAAAAAACGGCGTTGTGCTTGTGACAGAATCGCAAGCAATTAACAACGCGCTAGATCAAGAAAAAAGTGGCGTTATTCCGCGTTACTCATTCCTGGATTATAAAACCGGTGAAAACCTCACACCGCCCGGATGGCTCGTGTGGTCAACTTTTGCGGACGGATGCGGCGTTGTGTACCGCAGATCTGACGGAAAAATGATCGTAACAACAGGATTTCAAGGGGATTTTGTTGTAATTTAAGGCGGTACCATTCCGCCTTTTTCGCGTGCTTGGTGCATCCGTTCCGGTTCGATTCCGGGAGCGCGGACTACATGGAAATCGGTTTCCATGCGCAAATTGACAAATAAACACAATATAAGGAGGTGGGAAAGATGGGAAAATATGAGTATATCGGAAAAAGGGAAATCATGCGCCGGGTGTCTGCCCTTGGTTATCTGGAAATATCCGGCAAAATGTGCGGCTACTCAAAGTTTGAGGGCGTGGAATGGGTGGAGTCTGCAAAAATCAAAATAACCGCGCAGCGTGGCGGTGACTGGTTACAGATCACGCAAAGACCGGAAAACATAACACGCACTTACAGCCGGTACGATGGGAAAAACTATCTTGACAAGTGGTAAAATGCGGTCTATGCTAGACTATAACTACAGCTGGGCAAGCGTCTTCTGGCGTTTGCCTGTGATCGGCAATATCATCAAATATCATCAATGAATTATCTATATATGGCATAACATATAGTGTATTTGTGTTATTTGCGGAATGTCGCAGATAATTGCACGTTTGTTACACGTTTTTGAAAATCCGTGAAAATGGAATCTTGACCCCAAAACGCTACCCCCAGGGGGGTATAAAAAAATTACGAAATATTTTTTGGGGCGCGGGAAAAATTTTCTTTCGTAAAAAACCCGCCAGTTAGGCGGGTTTTCTTATTTCTTCTCTTTCATTACAATTTCTAAATCAAGCCCCAATGCATCCGCAATCTGCCGCATTTCCTTTTCTGAAAAGTTGTCACGTTTCATTTTTGGTGTCAATAAGTCTTGCTAGATCGGTCACTCTTAATTCCTTTTCAATAAGCGTATGTTTTACGATTTTTGCAAACAATGTACCGCCTCCTCTCTCTTGACGTGTTTCAATAATATCATAAATAAATTTATTATTCAATTATTTAATTACAAACAATACTTGACAATCACAAAATAAACCGTATAATGTAATTAAAGAGTTACAACAGTAATTGATAAGTTACAGAAAGGGGCACAAATATGGCACAAATAGAACAAACCATCACTACTTTAGAGATTGCAGAAATGATGGAAATGCGTCACGACAGAGTTTTAAGAAAATTGGAAGGACAGGATGTAAGGGGAAAACATACCGAAGGAATCATTGAAATTTTGACTCACCACAATTTAGGTGCGAGTGATTATTTCATTCCGTCTACCTATAAAGATGAATCCGGAAAAGAAAACAAGTGCTACAAAGTAACCAAGTTAGGATGTGATTTTCTTGCGAACAAATTCAACGGAGAAAAAGGCATCGTATTTACTGCCCGATACGTGAAACGTTTTACCGACATGGAGAAAGACATAAAGAAATCACAGGCGGCATTGCCGAAAAATGATGACCCATTTGCAGATTGTTACATTGCAAAACAGCAATTGGACGCATCACGCGGAGCGTGGTTCAGAAAAAATAATTGGAAATTAAAAATTATCATGGAACAGTTTGGGTGGACGAGAAAATTTTTATATCACAAGATTCTTACAGAATTGTCTACCATATACGATTTAGATCTTGAAGAAGATCTTTATATATATAAGTGCGGGCACGAACCGGAGTACAAAATGCAATTGCTCGATGGTAGCACTTCGCTTGCCGGAACTGCAACAAACTATGTCAACTATTTATTAACAGAGGAAGGATATCACTAATTATGGAAGAATTATTAAAAATTGCTTATGAAAACTTTTTAGGCACAAACGATGTAAACAATTCAAAGAGTGTGAGAATTATCAATTCTGCTTGCTACAAGATGTATGATTCGGTTGACAGTCTTAAGGATGTGTTGAGCGAAAAACTGTATAACGACATTAGCGATAAGATAAGGGATGGTGTTTGCGACATTCAAGAAGCGGCTTTTATTGCAGGATTCGCGTGTTGCGCAAAGTTCCTTACAAATGGCAAAACAGACTTGTTACCAAACGAATAGAATTGAAAGGAGAATATTAAAATGGATGAATTTATCAAAATTGTATGTTCAAGTCAGCTTGACAATGAAACCGGAAATGCCTTTGTTGAATACTTCTCTCCCTTAACAGAGAAGCTGAAAGGGTTATTAAGTGAAAATTTATATTCAGAGTTCGAGGAACTGCTTTTTAGTTGCTGTGCAAAGAATAATGATTTTTACATGACGGAAGGCGCGAAACTCGCTATAGAAATAATGAAAGGTTCTTACATTCCGAAAGTCTGACACAATCCCGGCGGCGATTCAAACCGCCGGATTTATTTTTGCCCTAGCGCAACGATGTTTTCTTTCGTAAAAATCAAAGACCGCGCAGCATAATCACTTTTGCTCAACTCTTCTATCAGCCTTTCCCTAGTCATTTCCGGATTCGTCCGGTGCACGTACTGTAAGAGTTCTGAAATTTTATCCATTATGCAACCTCCATAAGTTCAATCAATAGTCTGTCTGCTATTTCAAATACTTCTCTTCCGTATGTAGCCAAGAAGTCTGCTACAATTTCCTCGGTATCAATATCCATGTATACATTGTACGAAAGGCAGAACGCATGACATAATTCGTGGCATAACACACGGTCAAGGAACCTTCCGCGTATATCATCCGCAAGATATATCGTTTTCGTGTCCCTGTCGGTCATGCCTACTGTTCTGCTTCCATCACTTCTCTGTAGCATATCGCTGTAACGCGATACTTTGACCAAATTCCATATTTCATTGTTTATCGTGAACAATTTACCACCTCGCAAACAAAGAGGGCAAAATGCCCTCTCTATTACATTTTCGTGACAAGCGTAGTCAGCTTTGTCTTGGTCAACTGTTTCTCTTCCGGAGACATACCGGAAAACAGTTCGGTCACATCTTCAGAAAGAGATTTCATGTACTTTTCGAGTTCTTTCATCTTTGCGTCCTTATCTTCCGGTGAATTTCCGTTATGCATTTCCTTTGTCTCCATGTAGCTTCTCCGGCTCATACCGGCTCTGCCCTCTCTTGCATCGTGAGTACCGGTACTCATGCCGTTATTTCCGCTCATAGGCTCTGAATAATACATCTTTCCCATACTCATTCTGTCAAGGTCTCTCATTCGCTCTGCATCCGACATATTTTCCCATTCCCGGTAATCTTCCGGCATCTGATGATAATATGGAGGTTCTACATATCCTCTGCGTGTTCCACGTCCTTTCGGTGCGAATCTGCCATTTGCATAGCGGTAATGGTCGTAAAATCTTCTGTCTGGATAATCCTCGTACTGTTCAAGCATACGCATAATATCCTCGTTATTTTCAGACTTTTTCATGGCTTCAACAATGTTATAGTCTTTGTCAAAGCATACGATATTCTTTGCAATCTCCGTCCAATCCTTGAGATCATCAAGGTTTTGACCCTCAAAATTCTCAATTCCAATGCCGTCGACGTGGGCTTTCACGCAATCCATAATCTGTTTAGCAAACTTATGCATAATATCAAGCCTCCCTTACTGCAATCAAATTACTGTTCTGAACCTCGATAGCCTGTGCGGACGTATTCTGCACGGCTACGGTACTGCAACAACCGCAAGGCACATCAACGTAGGCTTGTGAACTAATATTCTGTAAATTTTGTGCTGCGGCTGGCGTTACGATCATCTTTGTCGACTGCAAAGGCTCTCCATCAACCGCGATTGCAAGTGAAATCTCTCCAACCGTGCCGCCTGTCGGGATCTGAATGTTACCGGAATACGATACCAAAAATCTGGCTTTGCACTGATTTGTGATACCTCTTAACTTGATAATTCCGCTTCCCTGTCTGTGTACGATACATTTTGTTCCGTTTACTGCTGTTTCTGTAAATGCCACATCTTCTCCAGCGGCAACGGTTTGTAATGCAATTCCTGTTACTTCCATTATTTTTACCTCTCTTTCATAAGAATAAGGGCAAACATTATAGTCTGCCCTTTGATTATAAGTAATACTGCATAGCAGACATGATTGAGTTAAACTCAATTAAGATACTCAATTATTCAGTTTTAGCAGTTACAACCGGCGTTACATCCGCATCCATATGCATAAGCATTTGGGTTAGGTACGACATATGCCGGAATGGCAGACGGATTTACTGCATTGATAATCTGCTGTGTCTGAGCTGCCATCTGAGTTGTAAGTAATGCACTCTGACGATCCTGTGAAGCTGCTCTACGCAGATCATTATTTTCTGCCTGTAAGGAAGAAATTTTTTCATTGCATAGATAATCGAGAATAGCGCGTGTTCCTGCATTCTGACTGTCGATAATGTCTCTCGTGTTGCTGTTCATGGTGTTCTGCAACGCGCAAGTGTTAGTTGCCATGTTGTAGTTTACGCCTTGGATAGCTTCTCTTGTTTCGCAGCAGCAGTTTGCGAGCTGTGACTGTAATGCGTTTGTATTCTGCATGTTAGCGACTGTATCAGCATTGATAGCCTGCTGGATGCCGAATCCGGTCTGCAAAATGTTTGTGTTGATGCCATTCATGCCTGTTTGCACTGCATAGAATCCGTCACAAAGTCCGTTTGTAATGCCATCAAGTTTTGACACAACCGCCTGATTATCAAATCCACGCTGGATTTCGCTTCCGACACCACCATTCATTCCGTTTCCTCCGAATCCGTTACCGAATCCACCCCATCCGAAGATAGCGAAGATAACGATAATGAACCATAACCATGAGCCTTCTGCGCCCCATCCATTGTTATTTCCGTTTCCGTCAATGTTCGCTACAAGCGGAACGGATGCACAATTACCTGTGTTAAACATAGAATTTACCTCCATAATTCATTTTTATATACATAATCTTGCAAGAATTAGTATCACATTCCTAATTGGCTTTTAAATGACTCAAAAGCCTTATCTGCGTCAATTCCCTTTTCTTTGCACAAATTCCTAGCCATCTGTTCGATGCCCTTGGAATCTCCCTTCTGCGCCATTTGCATAGCATTGCGTGCCATAGGGTTGCTCATTACGCTGTTATTCCCCATCATTTGTTGTAAAAACTGCTGTGGGTTTCTCATTCCCTGTAACATCTGCATAGGATTCATTAAGACTCACTCTCCTTTTGTGTTCGTGAAGATTTTCTTTGCGTTTGCGAAGATAGCTTATCTTCCAACTCTTCCATCTTTCCAAACAAGCAATCCAATTTGTCAGTAATAGCCCT